CGCTACCACCTATAAGTTTAACGTTCTTACAATGGTCTTGAATCGCTTCTGACGTATTTGCATAACCAAGTAGATCAGCAACATCCTTTGCAATAAACATTGGCTCACCGTTTTGATCAATTACTCGAACTTCAATTGATTTGAATTTGAAAGGAATTACGTTGCTGGTTGGTGTACTCATGTTGATGCCTTAATTAAGTAACTTGCCAATCAGTGTACAAGATATTCTTGTTATGGCAAGTAAAACTTGTTGTTTTTATCTTAGGCATAAAAAAACCCGCTATTAACGGGTTAATTATTATTAAGTTAAGTTATCGCCAAACACTAGACGAATAAAAAACCTTTCCTATTATATTGACTGACTCTGCATCTACCATAATGTCTGGATGCTCCAAAGCGTTAAAGCTATTCAGCCTCAACCTGCTTGCGCCAGGCTTATACAGACGCATTACTTTTAACAAACCTTCATAAAGAACTGCGTACACTCCTCCATCAACTGCTGAGATTTCTTTTGTATCTATCACAACCATGTCGCCATCAAAAAGCCTTGGCTCCATGCTGTTTCCTGATATAAATACACATAAGGAATAACTTTCATCTACCCCACACCCGTCAAAAAGAGACTTTGGAAGCTTGATAACTTTCCCTTTTCTTAAACTTAAATCTCCATCCGTGACTACGACACTCATAAGAACTGACACCTCTACTTCTTCATTATCTTCGAGTAATCCAACAGGACTTACATTTGTGTTAACACATCCATCGCCACCCGCTATAAGCGTTAATTCGTTGATTTTTAAAGCGCGACACAGGGCGCTTCTATTTTTACCTAAAACGTCATTTCTGCCGCGCTCCCAGTTTTGTACAGCGGTAACACTGACTTTTACAACCTCTGCTAATTTGTTTTGTGAATAACCAATACCTTTTCTGTAGTGCTTAATTCTCAAACCCTGATCTATTAGCCGCACGTTGCGATCTCCAAGTAATTACAATCCAACCTAAAGTACAAGTATTGCTTGCTTAACAAAAGACTAGAATAACTTGCTATTTGTGTATTTATGGGCAAGAATAACTTGTATAGAATTAAGGGGTGGTTATGAAGGGCATAGAGAAGGCCGTAAAAAATGCAGGTGGCGCGGGAAACCTCGCTGAACAATTGGGTGTTTCTTATGAGGCTGTCAGGCTTTGGCGGAAACTTGGATTTGTACCTCAGAAAAGTGTTTTTGATGTTGAAGATAAAACTGGCGTGTCTTGTTTTGAGCTTAATCCAACAGTTTACCCTGTCAACAGGTTCATTGATGTGAGCCTCAAACAAGCCAGTTAGCAATTTAAACAGAGAGTTTATTATGTATAACAATCGAAACCACGTTAGAGAAAACGCCATAAAAGTGAGATTTAGCAATGAAGAACTAGAAGCGATTAGTGCCCTAGCAAGTTTGTCACGTAAACAGAAAGCTGCGTTCATTTATGATGCCGTTATGCGTCAGATTGCGATTGAAATTAATTATAAACAACGTGGGGTGTAAATGAAGGGTCTGGAAAGTGTCATGTTTTCTGATATGCAAATCAAAGAATTAACAGAAGCGGCTAATCATCGAGGCGTAACCGTCAGTGAGTTAGTCGAGTCTAAAACCAGAGAGTTTTTAAACCAGGTCAGTGGCAGAAAAGAGCTGAAAAAGTCCGTAATTTTAACTTTTAGGCCCCTCAAAAGCACCCATTATATTGGTGTTAGATGATCATGTGCCAATAGTGATGTTATCAATCACATCAGTTTGAAGGCCGATTAAGTTCGGTTTTCAGGTGCTCCACACGCAACTCTATGTAGATGCGTTAAACGTTCGAGATAACAGGGACTCGGCAAAAGGCAAAGGTGAAGTCTTTGAGGGTCGGGAGTTCCCAGCCGAAGATCCAACTACCGGAGTTATCGGGAAGTTAACAACGAGGTAATTATGTCAGAACAAGAAATAGAAAAAGAGATTCAAGCCAAGGGTTTAAATGCTCCACGTTTAACGCCCAGCTCAATCGACTCAGTAATAGCTGGCAAGGCGTTTCATGTTTTTGGTGATACGTGTCTAACAGTTTGCTGTTTAACCCTCGAAAACGGTTTCACGGTCACTGGTGAGAGTGCCTGTGCTAGTCCTGCAAATTTTAATGCAGATATTGGTGAAAAAATAGCGTTTGAACAAGCTAGAAATAAAATATGGATGCTGGAAGGGTACTTATTAAAACAAATGCTTTTCACGTCTATATAAATTTAATAAAAAACCCGCATCAAAGGCTGGCAGGCCTAGCGGGTTCTAAATTAACTAACGAATAGTCAGGATGTAATTATGAATCAAACAGCAGAAATAATCAACTTTGAGAGGCCAGTAGTGAAAGCGGATCTAGGAAACGGATATGACAGGCTAGCTCATGACATAACTGACAGTCTAGCACTGAATATCGCAAAGCTTTCAGGCTGCGAATATCAAATTATATTTGCAATAGTCGGCAAAACTTATAGGTTTCACAAAAAGCTGGATTGGATTGCAAATAGTCAGTTATGTGACAAAACAGGTATGTCTAAAAACCACGTAAGCAAGACAATGAAATCTTTAATTTCAAAAAATATTATTGTGAGAAATGGCAAAACAATAGGGCTAAATAATATTGTAAGTGAGTGGGGATCCGCTCAATTATCGAGCAAAGTTAACCAATCAGTTAACAATGATAAGTTAACCAATCAGTGTACTAAAGTTAACCAATCAGTGTACGCAGTTAACCAATTGGGTATCAAAAGTACACCAATTACACCCCCACATAAGAAAGAAACTAATACAAAAGAAACTAATACAAAAGAAACTATATATAGCACTCTCCCAAAAAATGGGATCTTCTCGCCAAACCAATCTACAAAAATTCCTGAACACTTTCCCGTCACTAACGAGATGAAATCCTGGGCATTGGAAAACAAAATAACGGTAGATTTAGAAACTGAGACAACCCAGTTTGTTGACCACTTCATCAGCAAAGGTGAGACAAGGGAAGATTGGTTTGCGGCTTGGCGTATGTGGATGCGTAACAGCAAGAAATTTAACTCAGGTTCAAATTACAAAAACAAATCCCAGCCTGAAAATTTCGCTAAAAAAGATTACGGCCAAAGTACGTTCACGGGAGGGCAATAACATGAATAGTTCAATGCCTACCCAAGCTGCTACATGTGAAAAGCATGGTGATTTTGAACAAAATGTTATTCCGGGTTTTAAACCAGGTGCAGTAATCGCAACAAGTCGCTGCCCTAGCTGTGTCGAAGAAAAAGAGCAGGAGGAACTAAATCGCAAGGCAGCACAAATAAAATATGAGCGTCAGCACCTAATAAAACACTGTGTCAACATGCTCAATAACGACACCCCACCGAGATTCAAAACCTGTAGTTTCAGTACCTACGTTCCAGTTTGCAAAGAAGCCAACGCATCGTTCAGAGCGTGTCAGTCATACGCTGAGAAGTTTAACGAAATAGGCGCTCAGGGAGCAGGCTTAATACTTTGCGGCAAGCTAGGCACTGGCAAAACGCACCTAGCCTTATCGATAGCTGCAGAGGTTGTTAAAACTGGTGTTGAATGTCGTTACATCAATCTTCTTGACCTGATCAGGTGGGTCAGAAGTACGTGGAAAGACGGTAACGAGTACCGCGTTTTGAATGAGCTATCCAATTATGGCCTGCTTATCATCGACGAAATTGGCGTACAAAACGGTACTGAAAACGAAAAAACTATCCTTTTCGATATTATCAATAGCCGCTACGAAAACATGCTGCCAACAATAATTATCTCAAACCTCGCAATTGAAGAAATATCACAGCTAATTAGTGAACGTTCAGTTGATCGCATTACCGACGGCGGCGGCGGCACCTTAGTATTTGATTGGGGAAGTTACAGAAATAGGAGTAGTGCGGCATGAACTACTGCACCAAAATTCAGCGCGTAAGAAAGGGGATCTCGCTGGATTTACCGCAAAATTACAATCGAGTTTGGGTGGCAAGATTGCCCAGCATCATATCAATGATGGAATGCGGCCTTAAATACAGAGAAATCGCCAAGCACTATGACTGCAAAATTACTGCTTTCGGTGTAGCTATGCAGTATCACAACGTCAGAGCAAATGACATTAGGCACAAGCAAAGGAATAAGCGGGAGGCCAAAGCATGAACCTACTCACTAACGCCCAGGCCGCTCTGTACAAAAAAATAGAAATGTCAGAGTTAGAGGCAGCTAAGAAAAAAGCGCAGGCTCAGAGAATGAAAGCCGAGGACGCACAGGACCGTAAGAAATTGAGAGGGGATGCAGCATGAACGGCAAATT